GAGGTGATACCGCTTTGCCCTGCACACCACAGGACAGGTGGCTATGGCATTGCTATTCACGCGGGTCAACACGAGTGGGAAGCGGCTTGGGGCACTGAGCTAGAACTGCTTGAACAAACTAAAAATGATGTGCGATCACTGAGGGGTCAAATCATTGGGCGTTAGCAAAGCAGAAGAAACTCTAGCACTGCAAATCAAGGCAGTAAAACTACCTGAGCCTGTGCGAGAGCACCGATTCCATAAAGTTAGGCGCTGGCGCTTTGACTTCGCGTATCCAGCCCATTTATTGGCTATAGAAGTCGAGGGTGGGGTATGGTCAGGAGGGCGACACACAAGGGGCGCAGGCTTCACAAAAGACTGTGAGAAATACAATACGGCATTGATGGACGGGTGGCGCGTGTATCGCTGTACACCACAAATGGTCGAGGCTGGAATTGTTGTGAGAGACATTGAAATCATGTTGGGGAACGTATGCAAGTCGAACAAATAGAAACAGGGGCGTTAATCCCCTATGTTAACAATTCACGCACTCACTCAGATGAGCAAGTGCTTCAAGTGGCATCCAGCATCAAAGAGTTCGGCTTTACTAACCCGATACTGATTGACGGTGATGGCGGCATCATTGCAGGGCATGGGCGCTTAATGGCGGCTAAGAAGCTGGGGCTTACTAATATTCCCTGTATCAAGCTAGGCCATTTATCAGAGGCACAAAAGAAAGCCTATGTGATTGCGGATAACCAGTTGGCCCTTAATAGCGGCTGGGACTTGGACGTTCTAAAGCTAGAAATGGAGCGCCTTGGTGAGCTTGATTTTGACCTTGAGTTATTAGGTTTTGATGATGATTTCATGGATAGCCTGCTCATTGAAGAACCCAACGAAGGGCTAACCGATGAAGACGCCGTACCAGAGCCACCAGAAACGCCCACAACCGTTTTAGGTGATGTATGGGTGCTAGGTAATCACAGATTGATGTGTGGAGACTCTACCAGCATCGATGCGGTTGATAAGCTGATGGATGGACATAAGGCGGATATGTTATTCACTGACCCACCTTACGGCATGAGTTACGGCGGCGGCAGAGCTGGGAAGGTTGGATCAACCGATGGAACAGTGAAAAAACATGGAGTTATTCTTGGAGATGATCTTAGGGGAGGAGAGCTTATTGATATGATTGCCAGTTCAATATCTGCATCTTCAATAAACTCAAAAGAAGGCGCGTCGATGTATATATGTTTCCCTTGGCGAACATACTCTGAATTTGAGGCTGCGCTTAATAATATTAGCATTACTGTGTCTGCGTGTATTGTTTGGGATAAGAAGTCCATCGGTTTAGGTAATGCTAACTATAGGCCGCAGCATGAATTTATATTTTTCATCAAAGGAGGCTCGTGGCAGGGCGATAAAGCTCAGTCTGATATTTGGAGCATGAGTAGAGGCGCGACAGGTAAATATGTTCACCCTACTCAAAAGCCTGTTGAGTTAGTAGAGAAAGCTATTAGCAATAGTAGTAAATCAGGCGACTTAGTGCATGACTGTTTTGGCGGTAGTGGCTCCACCCTTATCGCTTGTGAGAAAACAAATCGACACTCACGGTTGATGGAACTAGACCCCAAATACTGTGACGTAATTATTAAACGCTGGCAGGAGTTCACAGGTAAGCAAGCTATACACGCCGATACAGGCAAACCCTACACAGAGAGAGACGGCGCTTTAACGTGACTTGGCTACCCGTCTTGAGGGAGCAGTGTGCCCCCTACTGTTGTGTAAACAGGGGCTTTATTGAGGATATAGTATGACAGGCAGACCGCATTTTAATATTGATTGGGACAAAGTAGATAGTATGTGCGCTATTCAATGCACAGGTGAAGAGATTGCAGGCGTATTGGGGTGCGATTATGACACGTTATCCGGTGCTATCTGGCGTGAAAAAGAATTGAGTTTTTCGGAGTATTTCGAACAAAAGAGATCAAACGGCAAAATGAGCCTAAGACGTAAGCAATATTCAACTGCGATGGAAGGTAATCCGACTCTGCTTATATGGCTTGGCAAGAACTGGTTAGGGCAGACCGATAAAATGGAAACGGCTATCTCTAGCCTACCGCCGATTGAGATTGGATTATATGAGGCTGAGTAAACCTCAGAGCGATGTGTTCCGTAATAAAACCCGATTCAGAGTGATGGTCGCGGGTAGGCGGTTTGGCAAGACGCATTTAGCCATTGTTGAGTTAGTGCGGCAGGCGTTGCTCGATGATAAGCGTCACTGTTGGTATGTGGCCCCAACGTATAAAGCCGCCAAGCAAATCGCATGGGAGCTATTAAAAGAGTTCTTACCGCGTGAGTACATCGACAAACGTAACGAGAGTGAGTTATCCATACGCCTACTCAACGGCTCTATGATCGTCCTCAAGGGTGCTGATAACCCTGACAGCCTGCGTGGCGTGGGCTTGAACTTCATAGTGTTAGATGAGTTTGCCGATATGAAACAAACGGCTTGGACGGAGGTATTACGCCCCACACTATCCGACAAGGGTGGTGCTGCGTTATTCATTGGCTCCCCCAAAGGCCGCAACCACTTCTATGACTTGTGGACGGATGGTGTCGATGGGCGTGACGAATGGACGAGCTATCAATTCACCACACTGGATGGCGGTAACGTACCAGCGAAAGAGGTTGAGGCGGCAAAGCGTGACCTTGATGAACGCACGTTTAATCAAGAGTATTTGGCCCAGTTCGTTAACTACTCAGGAATCATCTATTACAATTTTAAGCGCGAAGAATCGGTTAAAAAATCAGATGCCCATTCGCTCATGCCATTGCATATTGGCGTGGACTTTAACATCAACCCAATGTCAGCCGTGGTGTTTACCCGCGATAAGAACGACCTTCACGCCGTTGACGAGATTGTGATACACGGCTCAAATACGGACGAAATGGCAGACGAAATACATCAGCGCTACCCGAACAGGCCGATCACTATTTACCCTGACCCAGCAGCGCGACAACGCAAGACCAGCGCAGGCGGTAGGACCGATCTATCTATACTGGAAAACGCAGGCTTTGCGGTCAAGGTACGTCCAGCCCATACGCCAATCAGGGACAGAATTAACGCGGTGAATAGCCGCTTAAAAACCACATCAGGGGATCGACACTTGCTCGTTGACCCAAAATGTAAAAACGTAATTAAAGGGCTAGAGAGGCATACCTACAAAGAAGGAACTTCTCAGCCAGATAAAGATTCGGGATTCGATCACATGAATGATGCCCTCGGCTATTGTGTGGACTATCTATTTCCTGTGCGTAAACAACACGCACAAAAACAGCCCTCAAGGTGGACTTAATGAACATTACCGAAACACACGCAGCATACGATGCCAACGCCTCAAAATGGGAGTTCTTTTTGCGCTCGTATTTGGGTGGCTCTGATTATCGAGATGGGCAGTATTTACTTAAATACATACTGGAAGATAAGACCGAATATGCCAAGCGGTTAGAGCTAACGCCACTCGATAACCACTGTAAAAACGTGATTAATATTTACTCTAGTTTTATCTGGCGATTACCGCCAACCCGCAACTTTGGCAACTTGGTTGAAGATCAAGCATTGCAGCACTTTCTTAATGATGCTGATATGGATGGGCGCAGCCTAAACGCGTTTATGAGTGATGCCCAAATGTGGGCGGGTGTTTATGGTCATACGTGGTTAATCATGGATAAACCCGCCACCACAGCCGCCACTCGCGCTGATGAACTGGCCCAAGAAGTTCGCCCTTACCTGAGTATGATTACGCCTGAGAACGTATTTGATTGGCGCTATGAACGAGCCGCCAATGGCCGTTATGTGCTAACCATGTTGAAGGTGCGTGAGTGGGTGAGCGGCGATGAGTCGTTTTTCCGCGTATGGGAGCAGGACACCATCAAAGCGTATGAGGTGAAAGGCGAAGAATCAAAGCTGGTCTCTACGATAGATAACCCTCTAGGGCGCATCCCAGCCGTGTGCTTGTACGGCAACCGATCACCGATTCGGGGCATAGGTCACAGTGATATTTCTGATGTGGCGTATATGCAAAAGGCCATCTATAACGAGCTATCCGAAATTGAGCAGCTAATTCGCATTTCTAACCACCCTAGCCTTGTTAAATCCGTAGACACGGACGCAGGCGCAGGCGCAGGCAGTGTGATTGATGTGCCCGACCATGACACGTTGAAGCCCTACCTATTACAGCCTAGCGGCGGCAACCTAGATGCAATCCGCGCAAGTATCACTGATAAGGTTGAAGCCATTAACCGAATGACTCACATGGGTGCTGTACGAGCCACAGAATCACAAACTAAATCGGGCGTTGCACTGCAAACCGAGTTCCAACTTTTGAACGCAAAACTTAGTGAAAAGGCTGATCTGAGTGAATTGGCCGAGGAACAAATTTGGGACTTTTTCGCACATTGGCAAGGTGTTATTTCCAACATCACCGTTGATTACCCTGATACGTTTGATTTGCGCGATTACGGCACTGAGCTTGAGTTTCTACAACGCGCCAAGGCTTCTGGCGTGAGTAGTGCCACGTTCAACAAAGGCGTTGATAAGGCCATTGCGGAACTTGTGCTGGCCGATGAAGATTTGGTACAGGCCGTGAGTGAGATTGAAGCAGGGCGCACTTTGGGTGAATTTGCCGAGCCTAATTTAGAGCTAGTGGGTAACGTATGAATCAAGAGGCGATAAATCACGCCAACAACCTCACGACTTTAGCCCAATCACATGGGCGCTTGATTGACGATGCGCTCATGGCGCTAGAGCTTGAGGTGGCAAAGCTGATTGATGGCCTACCCACACAAGCAGGCGCTTTGAATGACCTATCCGCCGCCATTGCAGTTCGCCGTGGTTTGCGGGAGGCAATAGAAGCTAAATTGCTAAGGCCGTATAGCGACATAGTTGATGGATTGGATCAGGTGACGGCGGGTATTGCGAGGCAATATCAATCCAAGCTAGTGAATGGGATGCTCCCCACTGCTCAAGCCTCGGTGATTGCCGAGTTAAAGCGGTTGACGTTTAGCGGGTTTGAAGACATCGCCAGCGCCCACCTCGATACGATGGCAAAGCACGTTTATCAATCAACGCTAGTGGGTGAGGCATCAACTGATCTAGTTCAACGCATACGCCACTCCATTAACGGCGTGTACATTAACGCGAACTCGGATGAGATTAATAATCTGGTTGAGTTTGTACGCGAGCATAAAGACGACCCTGCTAAAGCCGAGGCAGTAGAACAGGCAGTGGCACGCTTGCACACCGAGTACGCGGCTGACCGCACTGGTAGCAACCTCAAGCGGTATGTTGGCGGTTATGCCCACGATGCACTAATGCAATTTAGCGCGAACCTTAATTACAGCGTGGCTAAAGAGTTGGGGGCTGATAAGTGGATTTACTTTGGCGCACTCGTTGAGGATAGCCGCGCATTCTGCCAAAAATACAAAGACAAAGTATTAACCACTGAGCAAATTAAGGATATATGGGCCAATGAAACTTGGGCAGGCAAAGCGTCTGGCAACCCGTTCACAGTGCGTGGCGGCTATCGTTGTCAGCACCATTTCACAGCGGATTTTGATTGATTATGAGCGATATTAATTTAGACGATTCAGTAATGGCAGCGCGTTATTCTGAGGCAATTGAGCTTTATACGGCGCTCTTTGGCGAACACCCACCCACCATTGACGCACCCATGCACTGGGATAGCTTAGAGTGGCTAGAATTAGTAGAGGACTGCGTTTGTGACGGCGTAGAAATGGATCATCAACAGGGGAATGAGTATGAGTGAAGCAGCAGAAGTAATTGAACCAACAGTTAGTTCAAATGAACCAGAAAAGACATTAACACAAGCCGAGGTCGATAAGATCGTGGCTGATCGCGTGGGCCGTGAGCGCCGTAAGTTTGAAAAGAAATACGATGGCGTTGATGTTGGTGAGTTTCAAAAGTGGCAGGAACAGCAAGCCCAGCAAGAGGAAGATCAGGCCAAAGCCAAGGGCGAGTTTGAGAAAGTAATCAAAGCCCAAGCTGAAAAGAAAGATGCTGAGATTGCCCGATTGAGCAAATTGGTGACGAATAACGAGGTCGATGGGGCATTGTTACGCGCCGCAGAGTCAGGCCAAGCTATCGCGCCCACACAGGTCACGCAACTTTTAAAAGAAAAAGTGCGATTAAATGCAGAAGGTCGCGCCGAAATACTGGATAACGATGGAACGACCCGATATGGTGAGGGTGGTGAACTATTGACAGTTGAACAATTGGTTAATGATTTTCTTACGACAAACCCGCATTTTGTCAAGGCTTCACAAGGGGGCGCAGGCAGCGCGGGGAATGTCGGTGGCAATACACAGAAGCCTAAGTCTGTGGGTGAGATGACTAGCGTTGAATACGCTGAACATCGCAAAACGGTTGGTCGTGGTAGAAATACAGGCGGCTATATCAAACCCAGTTAAAGGCAAGGTGTATCCACACGGTCATCTTGCATAAATAATTTGTAAGGTGACCAACATGGCAGCATCAACAACCAGTACATTAGACGATCTATTCGCTAATATTATTCAAGAAGCAATTTTTACTGCACAAGAGCAATCTCTTGTTCGCAACCTCGTATCAGTCAGCGATATTTCTGGTCAATCAGGCAAGACCATTCAAGTGCCTGTCTACCCTGAAATCTCAGCATCAGCCTTGACCGAAGGTACTGATCTTTCAAGCACTGCGGTATCAACCTCTAGCAAGACCATCACTGTATCCGAAGTGGGCGTTCAGGCGATCTTAACCGATCTAGCTGCACAATCTGCTTCTGGCGATGTGGCTGGCGACTTAGGCCGTATTTTGGGCGAGGCCGTAGCTAAGAAGATGGACACCGATTTGATCGGCTTGTTCTCTGGTTTCTCCACAGGCTTTGGTGCTGCGGGTTCTGAATTGACTGCGGCTGACTTCTTTAAAGCGGCAGCAACGTTACGCGCCAATAACGCTAATGGTCAAGCCTCTGCGGTTATCCATCCTTATCAGGCGTACCAGCTAAAGGCCAACATGACCAATAGCTTCGCTAACCCTAACGGTGGCGACTTGCAGAACGAAGCCATGCGCTCAGGCTATGTAGGTACTCTAGCGGGTATCAACATTTACGAATCTGCCAACGTTGCTGTTGACGGTTCTGATGATGCGGTTGGCGCAATCTTCGTGCCTCAAGCCCTCGGCCTAGCGGTTAAGTGGGATGTGAAGATCGAGCCGCAGCGTGACGCTTCTATCCGTGGTTGGGAACTGAACGCCACTGCCGCTTATGGTGTGGGCGAATTGGTTGACTCGCATGGTGTGAGCCTAACCTTTGACGCTGCTCTGTAAGGAGTAGCTCATGGCTATGAGTGCTGACAGTGATTTGTCGGCCATTCTACCTGACATTCTTGACCTTGGACTTGACTCGTTTGCGAGTGAACACCCCAAGGCCAAGGCTGATCTTGAGCGTAGATTGCGCCGAGATTGGTGGCCTAAAACAGGTCGGTCAGGTGAGCTAAATGCCACCCTGCTTACTGAATCGCAATTCACCAAGTGCGCCGCTTATTTAGTGTTGTGGAAACACGCGCTACCACAGCTCACCACTTGGGAGGAAGGAGATCGTTTCTACAAAATGATCGGCTTCTATAAGAAACGCTTTGAAGAAGAGTGGGACGACATATTATTGGATGGTGTTGAGTATGACGCGGATAATGACAGTGTTGTGTCTAACGTGGAAAAACAACCCATCCATTTTGGCAGGCTGACGCGCTAATGAATATCAGCACCACAATTAACACTTCTGCGGTAATGGCGGCTTTAAAGAAGGTTCAACCATCACCGCAATTAATCAAGAAAGCTCTAGGACGAGCTGCTTCTGGTCATGTTAAAGACATGGAGAAGCGTGTTGATAGTGGTGTTGGTCTTAATGGGCGATTCAAACCCTACCACCCAAAGTATGCGGAATACAGGGCCAGCAAAGGTCGCAGGACTGATATTGTTAATTTGCAGTTTACAGGCGAAATGCTTGGCAACGTGGGGGTGAAATTAAGTTCATCTAAAGCGGTTGTTGGTTTTTCAAGCCAGAAGTTTAGCGATAGAGCATTAAGTAACCAGCGAAAGCGCCCATGGTTTGGCGCTAATGATAATGAAGAAAAGCAAATCTTATCACGATTCAAACGGGAGATTTTCCTATGAGTACGCGTGAGAGCATTGCAGCCAACATTGTCACCACGCTAGATTCAATGACTAGCCCAATACTGAAAAAGATCACCCGCGATCCGTTTGATTATGAGCGGCTATCGAATGCGCAATTCCCCGCAGTTTGGGTGCAGAGTGCAGAAGAAACGCGAGAGGATATGACGTTGGGTGGAACGCGTGAATCCACCATTAATTATCGCATTGTGGGCTTTGTGAAAGGGGCCAACATTGACACTGAACGAAACGAACTGATTGAAGGAATTGAGAACGCGCTTGACGCTGATCGCACTCGCGGCGGTTACGCTAAAGACACTCAGATTCTATCAATTGATACCGATCAAGGGGCTATTGATCCCATTGGCGGCATCACCATAACCGCTCAGGTTCGTTACCAATATATGAGAGGGGAATTGTAATGAAAATGTATAAGGGTAAGTCGTCGGTGATTGTTCACCCGTCACAGATTGACACAATGAAAAATCGCGGCTGGTTGGACAAAAAACCAACTGCCGCAAAACCAAAGAAAGTAACCACAACGGAGGCCGATAATGGCAACTCATAATAGTTCAGAAGGTGTTATTAAAGTCGGCTCGGATACTCTTGGTGAGTTGCGATCATATAACTATAGCGAAACGGCTGGAACCATTGAAACCACCACGTTAGCTGATTCGGCTAAAACGTATTCGGTGGGCCAGACTTCGTGGTCGGGTTCAGCAGACGCGTTTTGGGATGAAGCTGATACGGCGCAAAATGCAATCTCAGTGGGCAGTGAGTTAAGCATTAGCTTTATGCCAGAAGGTGCAACCACAGGCGATAAGTATCGAAGCGGCACTTGCAAGGTTACAGAGGTGTCGGTAAGTGCAGCCACAGATGGAACCGTTGAAGCCAGCTTTAGCTTTACAGGCACAGGCGTATTAGCCTCAGCCACAGTTTAACGGCTAGGGCTTCGGCCTGAAAAGGCGTTTTCCCCGATGGCGCTTGCCGTTAATTTAATCGGGGGATTAATTAATTGGGGAATTATCCATGAATACAATGTTAGAAGCAGGAAAAGAGCAGTTTAGAGACCTTATGAGCAGGAAGCTAAACGTATCAGAAATACCAGAATGGCTAACTACTGATGGCAAGCCCTCGCTTGTCTATTTTAAGCCATCTATGAATTTTAGAGATCAAGGTGAAGTGTTAAAACTACACTCTGAAAATAAGCAAGCCGAAGCCGTTGTAATGACTTTTATTCTAAGAGCATTGGACAAAAACGGAGACAAGTTATTTAAACGTTCCCATTTAACTGAGTTTATGCAAAGCATTAACCCAGAGATTGTTAGTCGCGTTGTATCTGAAATGGGCGGCGATGATGCCGATATGGAAGACGCAATAAAAAACTAACAAATGACCATGATTTGAGATTCTGTATGCAGCTTGCAGAACACCTCCATAAGACGCTGGAGGAAATCATGGTCTTGTCAGTTGATGAAATCCTACTTTGGGCAGCTTTTTTGGAGTTAAAGAATGGCAAGTGAAAAAGTCAATATAGTCATTAAAGCTGTCGATAAGACCAAGCGCTCTTTCAGAGCCGTGACGATGGGCTTGAATGCCATTAAGAAGGTGGCGTTTTCGATGCAATCTGCCCTTGTTGCGGTGGGTGTGGCTGGCTTTGGCTTTCTTGTCAAAAAATCCCTTAACGCTACCGATGCGCTCGGCAAGATGGCCGACAAAATTGGCATAGGAACCGCCGAATTGGGTGGCCTACGCCACGCAGCAGAACTGACAGGCGTTGCTACCAACACACTCGATATGGGCTTACAGCGCATGGTGAGGCGTGTCTCTGAGGCTGCTAGCGGATCAGGTGAGGCTAAAGACGCATTAATTGAGCTTGGATTAAGTGCTAAGGCATTAAACGCCATGGCTCCTGATGAACAATTCCGAGCCATTGCCGATGCCATGGAAGGTGTCGCGGGGCAAGGCGAGAAAGTTCGTTTAGCGATGCGCTTATTTGATACGGAAGGTGTGGCCCTCGTGAACACTCTCAAGGGCGGTAGTGCTGCATTGATCGAAATGGAGCAGGAAGCAGAACGCTTAGGCTTACGGCTTAGTCGTGGCTTAGTGAAAGGCGTTGAAAAGGCCAACGATTCCATCACTGTACTAGGTTCTTATATTGCAAATGTCTTTCATAGAGCCGTGGGCGAACTAGCCCCAGTGATTGAGGCGGTCACAGTTAAGCTGCGCGAATGGATGGAAGCGTCAATTCAAGCGGCGGGTGGCCCTAAAGAGTTTGCAAAAAGTGTCGCTGTTGCGTTTCTTGATGCAGGCAAAGCGGTTGTTGCAGTAACAGCCTCAATGCTCAACTCTGTGATTGCTGTTGCAAATAAAGCAGGCCAAGCAGTGCAGGCATTATTAGATTTATTGCCAAGTGATGATAAGCCGCTCAGTTCCTTAAATAAAGATTTAGCACAATACGAGAAAAGCCTAAATAACGTTTTAGATTCTGAAAATAAAACTGTACGAAATCGGCAAGCAAAAATAACGGCTTACAGCCGAGAAATTGAGCTATTGAAAGAACAGATTGAGCTAGGTATGCATGCAGCCGCATTCGAGCCGATCACGCCTTTTAAATTTCAAGACGCACTAGACCAGCTTGACGCACTGAAAGCAGGCATTAATTCAATACCAGTCAGCGATGACAAAAAGTTAGGCGGCACAGGCACCACATTGGTTGACCTGACAGCCATGACCAACAGCCAATTAATTGATTTGCAGGATGGCTATCAAGCAATGGCCGAAGGTAAAAAGATTGATCATCAGCGCCGTATGATGGAGCTGACCCATCAATACCTAGCCAAGCAAAGCGCCATGCAAAAAGCGGCTGCGGCAGGTGATATTGATACGCTTCAAGAATCAGGCATTAAGGTGGTCGGCGCATTAAAAGGTCAGTACAAGTGGGCCTTTGATCTACATAAAACCTTTGCTATCAAAGACGCATTGATCGACACCTATAAAGCCGTTTCAACCGCCATGGCCTCAGCCCCGCCTCCACTAAATTATGGCCTAGCAGCCGTGGCACTGGCGCAGGGTGTGGCTAACGTGCAAATGCTACGCTCGACTAGTTTCCGTGAAAAAGGTGGCCCAATAACCGCAGGCCAGCCCTATATTGTGGGTGAGCGCGGCCCTGAGTTGATCGTACCTAACCAAGCCGCAAACGTGGTTCCCAACGATCAAATGGGCGGTAATAACATCACCTTTAATATTCAAGCCAATGATACACGCGGCTTTGATCAGCTATTGCAGCAGCGCCGTGGTCAAATTATCGGCATGGTCAATCAAGCCATGAATGATCGCGGCCAGAGGGCGATCGCATGAGCTACCCAACCAGCCCAGTATTCAATGCGGTCAACATGACCAGCCAAAGTCCTACGCTGTTTTCTGAAACGATTAGTGGTCGCCAGCAAAGCCGCAAGATTGGTGGGCAAAAATGGACATTCACTGCGACCTATCCACCCATGACCCAAGCTGAATTTCAGCCCGTATGGGCGTTTGTTGTGGGTCAGCAAGGGCGGCATGGCACATTCACAATTACGCCACCAGTAATTGCAGGCACAAGCGGCACAGGCACAGGAACAGTAACGTGTACGGCAGCAGCCATTGGTGCAGTAGCGATCACTATAACGGGTCTTGCTGGAACGTTGAAAGCAGGCGACTTCATCAAGTTCGCAAACCACACGAAAGTTTATATGCTCACGGCAGATCGAAGCGGCGCAGGGGCTATTGCTATTGAGCCAGCCTTAGTTGAAGCGGTGGCTGATTCAGAACAAATGTATTACAACGATATTGCGTTTACAGTGCGCCTAGCCAATGACATTCAATCATACAAATTAAGCGGTAATCAATTATTCGCCTATGAAATTGATGTGGTGGAGGCACTATGAGCAGGACGGTTCATTCTAGCACTGCGGCAGAACTTGCTAAGGACGCGTTTGAAATGGCGCACTTGGTCAAGCTCGACTTTGATACGCCCGTTTTTTTGACTGATAACGCCCATGATCTAACGTATGACGGGGATGATTATGATGCTGGCGGTCATTTGTTACAAATGGGCAATGTGACGGAAAGTTCTGATGTTCGGGTGGGCAAATATTCGCTGCAAATGTCAGGTGTCGATCAAACGTATGTATCTGTTCTATTGGGTCAGAACTACATCAACCGCCAAGTGCTGATATATCGTGCTGCTTTAAATAATGGTGTAATTGTCGGTGACCCAATACTTATTTTTGATGGGCGCATTGATGGGTTTACAATTACTGATCAAAAAGACAGTTCAGATATAATTATTTCAACGGCTAGTCATTGGTCTGATTTTGAGAAAAAGGCAGGGCGCAAAACCAACAACAACTCACAACAGATATTTTTTTCAGGCGATTTAGGATTTGAGTATGCCAGTTCCACAGTGGCAGATATTAAGTGGGGTCGCGCATGAGTGCTAGTGCTGGCGGTGCTGGCGGCGGTGGAGGCGGCTTTTTCGCTAATTTATTTGGCGTGATTATGGGTGTAATCAACCCAGTTTCGTTTTTAATAAACACTGCCCTGTCTTGGGCGATTAGCGAAATATTATCGGATGATCTTGAGCAAGAGTTGGATGCTAGATATTCAGGCACATTAGTCAATAAAAATTCCAACATTGCTCAAATTCCTGTCATTTATGGTGAGCGCAAAGTAGGCGGCACTCGCGCCTTTGTTGCCACCTCTGGCACTGATAATGAATACCTGTATATGGTGTTGGCCTTGTGTGAGGGCGAAGTAGACAGCATTGGTGATATTTACATCAACGATGCTTTATCGACAGATAGTAAATTCTCTGGTCTGGTATCCATCACCAAATATACGGGAACTGATTCACAAACGGCTGATTCAACCTTAACTGGTGCTAGCATCGGCTGGACTTCGGCGCACCGCTTGCGTGGTGTTGCTTATTTAGCTATTCGCTTGAAGTGGGATAATGATGTTTTTGGAGGGATTCCCACTTTTCATGCTGTGGTTAAAGGCCGCAAAGTCTACAACCCAGCCACCAGCACAACCACTTGGTCGGATAACCCAGCCTTATGTCTGCGTGATTATCTGATCAATAATCGTTATGGTAAAGGTTTATCATCATCTGCGATTGATGATACGCTTTTTAATGCAGCTAAAACAAAATGTGATGAAACGGTCACACCCTATAGTGGTGGAAGCGATCAGGCCATATTCACCTGTAATGCGGTAATAAACACGTCCAAGACGTTAATGGGTAATGTGAAAGTGTTGCTGTCTGGTATGCGCGGCATCATGCCCTATCAACAGGGCAAATACGGCCTGATCATTGAGGATGAGGGAACCGCTAGTTTTGATTTTACCGAAGATCACATTATTGGCGGCATCACGATTCAATCTGAGCAAAAAAATACCAAGTTCAATCGGGTGGTGGCGACTTTTGCGAACCCCGATGCGAACTGGCAGATGGATCAGATCGAATACCCCGAAGCTGGCAGCACTGAGGAATCAGGCTATCTATCCGATGATGGTGTCGAATTAATAGGGCGTATAGATCTGCCCACGATTATCAACATTTACACAGCCGAGGATATTGCTGAAATTGCTTTGAAGCGATCACGCAATGCGCTAGCGGTAGCATTTACCGCCACCTCAGAGGCGCTAGAATGCGCTGTGGGCGATATAGTCAGTGTGACCCACTCAACCCCAGCATGGGATGAAAAGACATTCAGAGTGATGCAGCTATCGCTTAATGCTGATGGCACTGTGGGCGTGGAATTAATCGAACACCAAGACTCTATTTATCCGTGGTCACAAAAAACCGAAAAAGACGATATTTCAGATACCAATTTGCCTGACCCATTTACAGTGGCAGCGCCAACCAATTTAACGGTAGCGACAGGTTCAACTCATTATTTAGTTCAAAATGATGGTGTCATCATTATTCGGGCCTTTGTTTCATGGACGGCGAGTGCTGATAAGTTTGTTAATCATTATGAGATTCAATGGAAATACAGCAGTGATTCGGATTGGCAAAATGACGTATCAACGATTGCCAATGGCGTTTATATTTCGGGCTTTAAAACAGGCGAAACCATTGATGTACGCATAAAAGCTGTCTCAGCTATAGGCGTGTCTAGTGCTTGGTTAATTGTATCAGCGACAACGATAACGGCACACGCCACAGCCCCCGCAGCGCCAACGGGATTAACTGCTACAGCAAAGCAGGGCGCGATTGAGTTGGCTTGGACTAACCCAACGGATACCGATTTTGCCTATGTTGAAATAAACCGGCACACCAGTAACAGTCAAGGCGCATCCAGCTTGTTTATGAAAACGAGCAATACCAAAGTTGTGGACCAAGTGGGTGAGGCTGAAACCCGATACTACTGGGCTAGAGCATTTAACCGATCAAGCATTGCAAGTGCATGGACTTCTGTTGCTTCTGCAACGTCAACAAGTTATCCCGTAGCAGCCGCAGCCGACCCCACCATGACGCATACGGGCTTGGTTTACTACGCCACAAATCAGGCCAGCGCACCCGCTACACCAAGCGCCTCAAGCTACAGTTTTGCAACAGGGGCTATGACGGGCCTAACGTCTGGCTGGAGCATTACGCCGCCAGTGCTAAACATTGGTCAAGCTGATAAATATTGGTCAAGCCGTTGGGCAGTAGAAGAAACCACAAGCGGTGGTGGTACAGGCACACCCACATTCCAAACAGCCGTTGCTCAGTTCACGTTTGATGGTGTAGTGACGTTCAGTAATAGCAACACAGTAAGCGACGGTACTAACTCGGTAACGACTAGCGGCTTGCTGGCAACAGGTGGCGCGGCTGCGGATATAAACACCAACTCAACCACGATTGACGGCGGGAAAATCACAGCCGATTCAATCACTGCAAACATGATTACATCCGGGACTTTTGATGGTGTTGAATTAGAAATTGGCACTGGCAACACGCCATCCAGCGCCGCCTTTGAGGTCAACAGCGCAGGGGTGGTGTGGACTGATGGAATCATTGGAGGCATCATTTCGGCAGATAACACAAATGTCGATTCGCCTGCAATTTCAGCCACAACGCAACGAGGGCAAGTTGGCGTTTGGGGAAAAGTTGATTCAACAAATTCATCCACTTCGGCGCATGGTGTTCGTGGAACTAATTACTACGACACTGGTTCTCGCGTCCAAACCTCTGGCTTGGTCGGCCCCGCAAACGGTTATGACTTTTACGCCGAGGGCGCTGGCACAAACTACGGGCCGTTCACTGGCGCACATGATGTTCTTATTGCAAATGATAAAACGGTGAACATTGGCGATTTGGTCATCGATGTTGAATGTGTCGCAAGGCGTGGCCTATCAAACACGTTGTTTAATGTTGAGGCGTCAACAATATCATGCCAAAAGGCAGTGATCGGGGTTGTGGTCAATGAGCCATTGACATTGAGCGAACAAATCCCAGCCGTGTTCATTTTAGGGTTCAATCATGCTGATAACAGCGTTGAGATTAGCCCTAAATATGAGAATGTGAAAAACAATTACAAGTTAGCGGCTGTTAATGCCGTGGGCGAGGGTCAAATTAATGTCACTGCCGAGGGGGGCGATATAGAAGCTGGCGATTTAATAGTGGCTAGTTCTACAGCAGGAAAGGGCATGAGACAAAGCGACAATATTGTGAGATCACACACAGTTGCGCGATCTCGTGAAAGTGTTTCATTTGTCAATAATTTTGAAAAAACTGCGGCTTGCATTTATTTGTGCGGCTGAAAAAAATGAGGATTAAAAAATGAGCGAATTAAGTAACTTTTTAGAAAATAAGTTTTTAGACATAACGCTAAATTCAGCCACCGCGTATAACGTCACCACGCCATATTTGGCGTTATTTTCCACAGACCCAACTGATGCGGGGTCTGGCACAGAATGTTCGTGGACAGGCTATGCACGACAAAGTATGTCGTTTGGCGCGGCAAGTAGCGGCACTGCCAGCACCGATGCAGCGATCACGTTTCCTGCCGTGGCTGGCTCTGATGTGACGATAACTCATATTGGCATTTATGATGCGTCCAGTTCTGGTAATTTGCTGTACCACACGCCGCTGGATGCCAGTAAAACGCTATCGGCTGATGATGTTATGAGCGTGGCGAGTGCTGGTATTAGCGTGACGATGGCATAAAAAATGTTTAATTCATCGGCGCTCAATAGATTTACGCTAGGCGGTTATCCACAACTGTCGCAAACACACCTCGGCACTGCGGTAATTACTGCCACTGTGTCTGCGTCTGCGTCTGCAAAAAAAATAGCGTATATCACCGCCTCTGCCAATGTAAATGCGGTGTCTGTGTCTGTTGGTGATCGACTTGTGCCTTGCACCGCTTCAATATCCTCGGTGGCGTCCGTTGCAGGAACGAGTATTAAAATTCGGCCACTAACGGCTGAGATTACTGGCGCTATTTCGGCGGTGGCGCATTGTAATGTTGATTATTTAAGTGCTGCTCAAATTAGTGCAACGTGCGCGACAAATGCAGTGGCAGCGCGTGTTAAAAATATTTCAGCATCAATTACAGGGTCAACAACCGCGCATGGTGATTTGTTGCGATCTATTCCGATTGTTGCACAGGTAAATGGCGTTGTCGGCTGTGCATCAAATATGCTGCGTACTGCAATGATTGATGCCAATGCTGCTGTTTTGGTCGAAGCCACAGCCACAATGTTTATTGATAAACCTGTTGCGGCAAGCGTGATGACTACTGGCGTTATGTCTGCGCCATTTGTTCTGGTAAATGAATCAACAAATAGTGGTGCTGTTGGTCGGCTGATGATTATACCGCCAGAAAATAGAAATATTATGATTAATGAACGCAGAATAATCACGATTGCTGCTGCTGAACGAGTAATTCATATAAAAAGGGCCGCATGATGCAAAAATTTTTCAAACAAGAAAATGATATTTTGGATTACACAGTTGATTTGGCTAAATGGATAGTGGCTGGCGATACAGTGACAAGTTCAACAGCGTCCGTTACACCATCTGATTTGACCATCTCAGTGACTAATGGTGCAACGAGCAGCCCGAAAGTATGGGTTAGTGGCGGCACAAACGGCAGATCCTATCAAATCACGTTAACTGTTGTAACGACCGATGGCCGAACCAAAGAATTTGAATTTATAATCGTGGTGGCTGACTTATGAGTTTTATAAATAATGTTAAATCAGAGCTAAATGCCAACGCAACATCAAGCGCAACGAGCATCCAAGTGGTGAAAGCCGTAGCGCCATATAACGACCCCCCCGCGAGTGGCAAGATCACGCTCATGGATAGCCTATCCAGCCCCACAAAAATCGAGATTATCAGTTACACAGGCCGCACAGATAACACGACTTATTGGACGCTGACAGGCTGTACGCGAGGCGCAGAATCGACCACAGCGGCAACGTGGGCGGCTAACGACCATGCAATACAGGCATTTACGGCGGGGGATGCGAGTGATGCGCTAGCTGAATATTCAAATGTAACCGTCATTGCCGACATTACGCTGGATGCCGATACCCAATATTCGACGGGCAACGACTTCGCGGTGGCCGTTGGTGCAACCGTAACAGTTCCCGCAAACAGTGTGTTAGTAATTGCTAATTACAGCGCAGCAAAACAACTTTAAGAGGTTTAAAAATGCCAATAAAGATAGATAGCACAAACGGGTCGGTGACTTTAAACGCCGAAGACGGCAGCGGCAATGTCGCCCTAACCATTCCGCGCGCTGGTTATTTAATGCCCACGGGTGACGGCTCAAACCTAACAGGGATTACCGTTAACGATGGCGATTGGTCGGGTACTGATCTGGAAGTTACCCACGGCGGCACAGGCGCATCCAGTGCGAGTGCTGCAAGAACGAATTTGGGTCTAGCTATTGGGTCTGACGTACAAGCCTTTGATGCCACTATTGTAGTCGATGCCGATATTGGCGTAAGTGTACAAGCCTTTGATGCCACAATAGTAGTTGATGCTGACATAGGAACTAGCGTCCAAGCGTATGACGCTGACACCTCAAAGACAGACGTTGCAGAAACACGATCAGCATCGATCAACATGGCTGACAATGTGGTACAGCGTCCTGTCCTCCAAGATTACGCAGAGACTAAAGTCGCTATGTCAGCGAATGAAGTTGACTTATCACTAGGCAACGTGCAGACCAAGACCATTTCTGGCTCTACCACTCTGACATTTTCTAATCCTCCAGCAAGCGGTTCAGCGGGTAGCTTTACGCTAATCCTAACAAACGGTGGTTCCGCTACGGTAACTTGGCCTAGTTCGGTAGATTGGCCCGCAGCTACGGCACCTACGCTAACTGCGGCTGGTATTGATGTACTAGTTTTCACCACGATTGATGGTGGCACGACTTGGTACGGAATCGCTAGTGGCTTGGGGATGGCGTAATGACTACTGAGAAACGTCTATTAGGCGTTAACCCCAGTGGTGGTGGCGATAAGCCTAATGTCGAGGATGTGTTTTACACTCATCTTTATGAGGGTAATGGGGGTTCTCAGCAGACGTTTACGGGAACGGGAGTGGACTTAGCCGCAGATGGTGGCTTGGTGTGGAGAAAAGGACGGTCAATAGATACAGGTAATCTACTGGAAGATTCTGAGCGAGGATTTGGCGCGGGTTCAATATTATCGACTCAAAGTGCGAACAACCAAAATTGGGGAACTGGTAATGGGGTTACAGCCGTTAGTTCTGATGGGTACACTATCGACAACAACTACGGAAACGATAACTACCTTGATAGAAAATAT